AAGCCCCATCTGCACAGTTCCGTTGCCGTTGCACTGAGACATATCAGATTATTTGAGGTTGACTTTTGATAATTTTTATGTTAAGATAAAATAAATTATTCTTAACCCCAAAAAAATGCAAAAAGGAAAAATCATTTTCACTGGCAATTTTTTTGAGTATTTTTTAATGTCTTTAGGGCTTCTGATCTTGTGTATTATGACTTTTGGCTTACTGTTGCCATATTATGTATATTGGAATTTTAAATATTTTGTTTCAAAATTTGAGATCGAAATTTATTAATATTTCGCTATCTAAATTTTATGCGCGAAATCCAGTTTAGAGCCTGGGACAAAAATTTCAAAAAGCTAGTGCCTGTTATTGCGATTGACTGGCATAATCAAAGGCTAAGTGAAGGGATCATAGGCGATACTTTAATTTGGTATAATATTCAAAAATATATCCTCGTTCAATCGATGGGGTAGAAGGATAAAAATGGTAAAGCGATATATGAAGGAGATATTGTAATTACAGAGAATAATAAAAAAAACGTGTGTCAAGTAATATATGATCATGAGAATGCGCAATTTTTGATCGAGTGTAATGAATGGTCTAGTGCTTTTCGGCATTTTTCTAGCTATGACTTGGAAATTATTGGTAATATTTTTGAAAATCCAGAATTAATAAAAAAAATTTGACAATTTTGAAAAAATAATTAAAACTTAAATAAGATCATTCAAAAAAAGGGATTTAAAAAATAAGCATGCCAGAGTGGCCGAATGGGACTACTTTATAGTGGTAGTTATACTACTTATTAGTGGTTTGTGGGCTTGTCCTTCACAGTAATTCGAGTCTTCTTCTTATTTTTTTAAAAAAATAGAGATATTAATATTATCTTTATGTCCCTTTTTTTACAACATAAATTTCTACTTTTGTAGATATAAAAGCCATAAAGACAGTATTAAGATTTTTATTCTGATACTGTTTTTTTTATGAAACAAAAAAATCAAGCAAAACAAGATTTGAAAAAATTTATTAATGAAAATGGGTTTTTTAGTCATGTTGAAATTTCGGAAGTGAAGAAAGAAGAAATAAAAACGCTTGGGATAAATGCGGTCAAGACCAACACAAAGATTCCAGAAGGAGAAAATATTCGAGTATTTCGAGGACTTGCTTCGCAAAGATTTACTGGTGAAAATGTAAGCCGTAATGGGTATAAAATGGATCCAGAAGGTTGTATGTTAGATAATTTTTTGAAAAATCCTGTCATATTGTATCAGCATGACCCGGACAAGGTATATGGTGAAGCAATAGAGGTAATGCCCCACGGGAACGGCGTTGATATTGTGTTTTGGGTGGATCTTAATGCGTTAGATGATAAAGAGTCATACAGGGTAAAGAATGGGTTTGTTAGGGCGTTAAGCACAGGGCACATAACTCTTGAATCAGCATGGGAGAACGTGAAAACTGGGGAGAGGGTGGACACTTGGCAAGATATGCGCCGAATGATCGAATCCTCAGAAGAGAAGATGACCGCAGATGATTTTTGCTTTGTGGTTACCAAATGGGATTTGGCAGAAACTTCGACTGTAACAATCGGATCAAACCCTGACGCGCTTTTCTCTAATTCTTATTCTGTCCAAGACGGGATAAAGAATTTTTATCAAAATAATTTTTTACCAAAAATTAAAATGGTTCAAAAAAATGAAGACCTGAAAACAGAAGGCGAACAGCCGGAAGCGCAGGCACAGCCAGAAGTTCCGCCAGTCGGTGAAACACCCGCGCCAGCAGAACCAGAGGCACAGCCAGCGGGTAACGCAGAACCAGCACCAGAATTATCACCGGAAGTTCTGACAGAAAACAAAGTTAAAGTCTCAACTGATGAGATTCAACTAATTCGTGACCTAATGGAAGCTTCAGATGGAGAAGATAAGCAGAAGCTTCTTACGGTTCTTAATTCTTTAACTGACGAGGAAGAAAAAAAACCGGAAGTCAAAGAAGAAAAACCCGCGGTTCAAAAAAATGAACCGGAGAGCAATTTTATTTCTGTTAATGATTTTAAAGTTTTTGCGTCGTCAATCGCTATGGCGATAAACGCGCAAGAGGAAACTATTAATGAGATAAAAACAGCACTCGAAAAAATTCCAGAGCAGAAAGGTTTAATTTTTCATTCTCAGTTTTCTGAGAAAAAAAATAAACCAGACAGTAATGGACTTGCTGCGCGCTTACTGGCGCACATGCAAAAATAATTTTATAACTTAATTTTTAAAAAAATGAAAACACGCGAAGAAATTTTACAGGAGTTTTACACAAAAAATAATGCACAACCATTAAGTAATGGCGAGCGTTCCGCATTAAGCAACCTCTATGAAGCGATTGAGAATATTACGCTTGTATCCAATGGGTGCGCGCGCGATAAAAAAATCGCTAATGATTCAGAAAAAAATAAAATGAGTCCGGAGCTAATGAATGTCATGAAGTCTGCCGGATTTAACATTCAAACAAACGCAAACGATGTTTTGCATACCACTAATACTGGTTATGGTGCGGAATTAGTCCCTGACCAAATCTTATCAATGCAGGTAATTGATATGGTGCCGAATTACGCGACTTTTGTTAATTCGCTTCCCGGCTTCCATGGTTCTAATATGCAGAAAAAAGAAACTGTGTCGATTATCGGAGACGAAGGTTTTATGTTGGGTAATTCGGAATGGACGACTGTAGCCGGTGCGATCGCACAAGGCAACCGCAAACAGGCGACAGGCGAGATTGATATAGATCAAGCACCATTCATTCAATCTATCGATGTGTCTAAGCGATTATTGAATTATTCCGTTGTTGACTTGGAGGCTTTAATTAAGACAAAAATTGCTAAATCACTCGCTCGCACGATTGAATCTTGTATTATCAATGGAGACGCAGAGACCGGAGGCACTGGGAATGTGAACTCCGACGATCAAGCGCCTGCCACCACATTCGGAAGCGCACTTTATCATCACTTGATGATAGATCATGGTATCAGAGAATTAGCGATTAATGGGACATCTCTTACCGTTAATGCCGGAACTCCTGATATTGACGATCTAATCGATGTGATGAGTCTCCTTAATGATCTTGCTTCTAATCCCGCTGATTGTTTATGGTTATTTAATCGCCAAACCTATAATAAATATCTTGCCGTACAAGCTTTTTACGATGAGGCAATGAGAGGCGCACAATCAACCCTTGCCGGTAATGCGATCAGCAACATTCTTGGTTCTGATCTATTCATTGCCCGTGATTATCCGAAGGCGGAAGCCGACGGAAAACTTTCGATGACAGCAGGTAGTAATACCAAAGGTGGATATTCTTACATCTATAAACCAGCAGTTCAATGGGGCTATGGACAACCTCTGGAATTAGATGTCGTTAAAATCCCGGGTAAAGGTATTCAGATTATCGGGACAGTAGAATTTGGTTACACAATTGTTCAATTGAAGGCTGGTATGACTGACTCAAGTGTAGCGGCCGCGATCAATGTAGATTTATCTTAGTTCTTTTTTCTCCCCCTCTTTCGGGAGGGGGATTAATTTTTTAAAAAAATAATATGAGTCAAAAAATATTCGTAAAACTTAAAAACATTGGCAAGAATGATACATTAATCCGCTCTTATCGCGGATCACACAAAGAGAATTTCAAAATTGGAGACATAAAAGATGTAGAGATAAAATTAGCTCAAGAATATGCCAAAAATGGCAAGAAATTCACAATAATTAATGATGAACAGGTTCAAATCCAAGAACCCAAAAAAAAGAAAAAGGACTAAATTTTAATTTCTTAATTTAATAATTATATGTTAATTACTGTACCTATTACCGATACCACATTGTCCGCCGCTGTAACAACTAGCGCGGACGATAATGCGATTGCACTATTGAATCGTAATGATAAGATGTCTATTCAGATCCAAAACCTAGACACCAATGATATATATGCGGAAGTATCTTATGCGGCACGCACTACACATTCGGTCAAGATTCCCCAGAATATGACCTTCAATTTCACTTGCAAACCTAGTGAATTGCACTTAATAGCGGGGACAGAAGCAACTGATGTTCGTGTTATTGCAGAATCAATTCAATCCTAATTTTTAACTTTTTTTAAAAATGAAAAATATAAAATCCTTCATTGCTGGATTATCTATTAGCGCTCTGCTAGTAGCTGGGTCGGTAATGGCTATTGGCGTCAATTCCGGCGGATTTGGGACTCCTATTCTAGGTTTCCCAGTTGGGTCGGAATTAGTGATTGGATCATCTACTCCATTATCAGATTCCGGCGGTGTGCTCACGCTCCAAACTGTCGATACAATAGACGCCACAACGGAAACAACAATAGAGTCAGCTATTGATACATTAGCTAATCTTACAAGTATTCAAGGGCAGACAATCACAATTGGTGGGACTACTTCCATTAATCAGAACGTCTCAACAACTGGAGCCCCTACATTTAGCGGAGCAACTATTACTAATGGGCTGACAATGGGAGCCACGGCCGTCCTGACTGATGTTTCTAACACTCTCACATTGTCCGCAGTGGATGCGTTAGATTCCACCACGGAGACGACAATAGAATCAGCCATTGACACGCTGGCCGGTCTGACTTCTGCTACGATTGCAGGAGTGATTGTTACAACTCCTTCCGCTGATGTCCCATTATCTGCTGGATCAGGAGTGACAGTTACCAGCCATATTATGCGAGTTGCCGGAGATGGGAGTGCTGTATCTATAACAGCCACGCCATCTCTAGTGGATGCTACTGACGGAGTATGCACGAAGATTCAGGGCACATCTGATACTAATACAGTCGAGCTTGTTGACGCTGGTACTTTAGCAAGTACGGGATTGGCGTTATCTGCGACTGGATCAATATTAGGCAAGGGGGACATCTTAGAGGTTTGTTATGATGCGGGGGATGATTTGTGGTATGAAGTATCTCGTTCTAATAATTAATTATGGAAAATCCTTATAGTACTTCAGCCCTGATTATCGGGCTGACTCAAATTGTGAAAATGAATAATTGCCCTTCACAATTACTGCCCATTGTGGCAGTAATCTTGGGCGCAGTGATTCATCCCGCCGTATCAATGAACTGGACAATACAGAATATAGCTTTTGGGGCATTTCTAGGCTTAACCACTACCGGAATAATTGATTTCGGCACAAAAACTATTGAAAAAATAACTTCAAAAAATGAGTGATATTGTAACTACAGCAGAGGTAAAAACAGTTTTGGGAATAAGCGGGACATCGCAGGACACGCTTATTACATTCCATATTAAGACCGCGCAAAATCTTTTGTATCAGATTCTCGGGGTAACGGATATATTGACGCACACAGTAACGAAGGAAGAAACCACCATATACGATTCACTTTATTTCTATCTTGATGAATTTCCGGTTACGGCGATTACCGCGATATATGACACAGACACGCACGAGGCGATTACCGGATACAGTTTTGCAATTGGAACCAAAAATAAAAGAAAAATAATTGTAGTCGATAGTACCGGCGCGCCGTATGGGATAGGGAGGTCGTCAATCAAAGTTACTTATGTTGCAGGATATGCACTTATAGGAGATGTACCAAATGAAATAAAAACAGTAGTAGCGTTAATGATTGGTGGATTAATAGCTAAGAATAAGCAACTAGGAGGTGTGAAAGAATATAGAGTAGGAAGCAAGAACGTAATATTTGAAGATGGTGCAAGTGCGACAAAAGCGACTGATATAATCAAGCAATTCATGACTAATTACTCGAAACCGATAATTGTTTAAAAAATGGAAAATAATAAAATAAGCGTCAAAAGATTAATAACAACGGGTAGTAAAGAGGCTTACGCAAGCATTTATACTTATGAGAATATCGATTGTTATATTGAGAAGCAGGATCCCAAAGTTGCGATAATGTACGGAGACGAGAACGCTTTTAACACGTTCCTATGTGTGATTAATCAGATATTAGATATTCGGAAGAGCGACTTAATCATTGACCAGAACAGCAATCAATACAGAGTATCCGGATTCCAGAAATTCGATAATCCAGAAATAGAAAGCCATATAGAACTTATAATGCAACAAAAAAATGCAGATACAAATTGACGAAGTTGTGAGTAGGAAGGCGTTAAATCTAATACGACAATTCCCGGAAAAATTAAAAAAAAGTGTATCAATAGCATTAGGGCGGGCAGGGTTAGAATTGCAAGATGAAGCGGTAAACTTAGCCCCATATCAGAGCGGAACGTTAAGACGAAGTATAACGACAAGCCCTGGACTCTCAATGATAAGCGACACGGTAAAAGTTGGGACAGACGTAATATATGCGAGGATACACGATCAAGGGGGAACAATTATTCCAAAAAAAGCAAAATGGTTACGGTTTAAAATAAATGGGAAATGGGTAATGACAAAAAAAGTCAAAATACCGAAATATAAAGGGCGAGGATATTTAACCCCAGCATACCAGACGCAAGTTAAAGGGAGGGCGAAAAAAATATTTGAAGAAGAACTTTCTAAAATAATTAAGTAAAAAAATGACCACCGTATCATCAATCAAAGCAAAAATCAAAACAATCCTTGAAACCAAGGAGGGGACAGGCCAACCGCTAAATGAAGTATATGGATATTGGGAACAACAACCGGAGAAATTCCCTTGTGCAATACTGGAATACTTTGAATCGGGAGCGGAGAAACGAGACACACAACAAGAAAATGAAGTAAATCATAAATACAGAATACGAGTAGCGATTCGAGATACGAATAATCAGACAGAGAGCGACTTAAGGATGAGCCTGATAGAAGATATGACGAACCTATTCCGGACAGCAACGAACGTTGACACGTTGGATAGCGAGGTTCACCGCTTCGAGGTTGAGAGTGTGAAAGCCTTCAATTCATCCGAAGACATGCAATATAGCGGATTTGATATGATTATCTCTACATTTTTTTTAAAAACTTTCGGTTAAAACAATTAAAAAATAGTTAAGCTATATTTATACCTTAGACATCCTAAAAATCGTTTAGAACGCATTTAAACGCAATGTCCTAAAACATAATTCTAAAAATATGTCAAAAACTATCAAAAACATTGAAACGCAGGAACTAAAAAATATTAAAATATCAGATTTCAAAAAATCTGAAAAGAAAAAAAATAATAAAGAAGAAAATCTAAAATCTTATCATTTCCCGCAATCGGAAAAAATAATTATGGCTTCCTCATACAAAGAAGCATTAGAAAAATTTAATTCATTAACTCAAAATTAATATGTCATCAGAACACATTGGCCGACTTAAACAATTCGGGCTTGCTACACAAGCGGTTGCCGGTACGCCGGATGATCCAGAAATATGGATACCTTGCCAGTCCATAGATTTTAAGCCGATCTTCGAAAAAGACCGTGATGACTCTGCAATGGGAGTTATCGAAGAATTTTCTGGGGAAGAACATATTCAAAAAAAGTCCGGTGAGTTGGCTGTTGAATGCTGGGGTCGTGATACTTCTATCGGATATTTTTTGAAAGGTGTTTTTGGAACGGAAACGCTGGTAAGTATTATTACAATATCCGGTGCGAGCGGAGGCACACCTGCGCGCGGGGATGTAATTACTTCCGCGACTGGATCATGGGCGGGTGTTATTCGCAAGATATTCATAGTTGGTGCGGTTACTTATTACGCTGTATCGACTACCACCGGAACGATTGGAGACCTTGACGATAAAACTGATCTTACTAACGGAACCTGGACAGGAGGGACGGTAGAACAAGGAGATTTCGCCGATGCGAAAGGACATTTATTCACAAGATTAAATCAGAATTACGGACACCCGATATATTCTCTCTACACGGAAGACGTTGTTGCAGGTCGCGAGATGTCAGATGCTTCGATTGATACTTTTGATTTTGAATTGATGCCGGAGTTAGCTCCAAAAATCAATTGTACATTCAAAGGGATTAGTGTTGTGGACGGTGGAACGCTAACACCAGCGAATACAACCGAAAATAAATTTCTTGGCAAACATTGTTCTGTTAAATTCGCCGCTAACGAAGCGGCTCTGAATGCGGCGAGTGCCGTTGATCTAAGAAGATTTAAATTATCAATTGCAAAAAATCTTCAAGAAGAAATGAAGCTCGGACAGGACGGAGCTATAAGTGGATACTACCCGCAACAATTCGGAATCACCGGAGATTTGGAGGCATTATTTAATTCTGAGACTTTTAGAAATTATCATCTGAATAATTCTTACATGGCTTGTAGAATTGCCATAATTAATAGTTCAGTTGCGGCTATTGAAGACGTAACTGCTGATATATTCCCCTCTCTGTACATCGACATAATGCAGGCGTACTTCCAAGAATGGAGTCAAAGTAACGATCTTAACGGATTAACAAGCCAAACGCTCGGATATACTGGCCATTATGAGAAGACTACGACTGCGGCGAGTATTGAATGCCTCTTGATTAACACGAAGGCGACAGTTTATTAATATTTAACTTTTTAAAAATTTATGGAAATCAAACTAAAAAATGGAACGGCTATTATTCGGGATTTTATTAATCGAAAAACTCAAAAAGAATACAAAGCAAAATTATTTAATAATGTAAAAATTCGTCAAGGCATGGGGGCGGAAGATCTTGAGCTTGATCTTGTATCAGCGGAGGAAGCCAATGACTCGCTTGTGTACAACATGATTGAAAAGCTGAACGACAAGCCGATAACAATTGAAGCAATTGAACAAATTGATAGTGATGATTTTAATCTTATTTTAGAAGAGTGTCAAAAAATCTTGAATAAAAATGATGAGAGTAAAAAAAAATCGCCGAACAGTACCAAAACGCAATAGCAGGGTTCGGGGAATATCCTGAAGAAATTAAAGAATATTTATTGATAAAAAAACTCTATAAATGCACTCCTTCACAGCTTGATCATGAAGACTCATACATAACAGACCTGCATTTTGATTTCTTGCAAGCTGAGGGGCGAGAGCAACAAATACAATCTAACCGAAGGAATCAAAAATAATGGCAGACCAAAAACTTCAATTCATATTATCGGCGAAGGATTACGCTACTAAGGAATTTTCAAAAATGAGTAGTTCTTTTCAAAAAATGGTTTTTGATATGGAAAAAGCGACAAGTGCTTCAAGGTATTTTGCCGTTGGATTAGCTGGTATTGGGACAGGGATACTTGCCGTTGGAGGATTTGCATTGAAAGCCGCCGATGATTTAGAGCAAATGGAAATTGCGTTTGAAACTATGCTCGGAAGCGAGGAGAAAGCCAAACAGCTTACAACTGATTTAATTAATTTTGCAAAAAAAACTCCGTTTGAATTATCAGGGTTACAACAGACCACTAAGCAATTATTAGCTTATGGATTCGCTCAAGATGAAATAATTCCGACTCTAACAGCTCTAGGTAATATTTCCGCTGGCGTTGGAATGGATAAACTCCCAAATTTAACGCTTGCATTCGGGCAAGTGAAGGCGGCCACTCGATTAACTGGGATGGAATTAAGGCAATTTTCAGAAGCGGGAGTTCCGCTTCTTGATGAATTAGCAAAACAATTTGGGAAGACTGCGGGAGAAATTCAAGATATGATTTCGCGGGGTGAGGTTGGATTTCCGGCGGTTGAGCAAGCCTTAAAAAGCTTATCGGGAGAAGGGGGAAGATTTAACAATCTTATGGCAAAACAGGCAACTACATTTTCGGGGTTAGTCTCCAATCTTCGAGACGCATGGAATATTTTTTTACAGGGAGAAGGGAAAGTGTTACTTGACTGGGCAAAAGAAGTAACGATTGCAATGATTGGCTTTGTGGAAAATGTTTTACCGCAACTTATTTTAAAAATTCAGGAAGTCGGAAGTTTTTTCGCGCAAAATCAGGAAGCAATATATACACTAGCAGGGGCAATCCTTGGCGGACTTACCCCCGCAATTCTTAGTGCAGTCGCTTCATTCGGGGCGTTGGCAATCGCGATAGCTCCATGGATTATCGGAGGCGCATTAATTGGAGGTGCTATTTACGCCATGATTGAATGGGCGGGGGGATGGGAGAATGTGAAGAATACAATACTGGGATGGTGGGCGGTAGTACAGCCGAAGCTAATCGAAGCGTATGATTGGATTAAAGTGAAACTCACGGAGGCGATGCAATATCTGTCTGATTTTTGGGGGAGGCATGGTGACAAAATAATTAGTATTTTTCAAAATATATATGCAATAAGCAAGGCGCAGATTGATGGGATTATTTTTGTTTTCCAAAAACTAAAGGAGGGCGTTGAAATAATTATGGGGAAGCTGGGAATAAGTTGGGGGGATGTATGGAGGTACATCTTGTTCGCAGGGAAAGCGTCAATGGATAACATTAAAGCTGTTATTTCTTTTGGTTTTAATTTTATTGTTAACGCATTAACTGTTTGGAGAAATATAATGCAAGGAAATTGGGCTGGTGCGTGGGAAGGAATTAAAATATTAACCGCGAACGCGTGGGAAGGAATTAAAAATATTTTTAAAAATTATCTAAATTCTATTTTATCAATTTTTGGAACTTCTTTAAATGAAGTTCAGAAAAAAATAACAGAATTAGTTGATAAAGCCTATCAGTGGGGGGGTAATCTTCTGACGGAATTCGGGGACGGAATATCGGCCGCCGCATACTATCCAATACAGAAGGCGCAAGATTTAGCTAATGGTATAGCTGATTATATCGGATTTTCTTCGCCATCAAAAAAAGGAGCAGGAAAAGACGCCGATAAATGGGCTCCGAACCTTATGTTCATGTTCGCGGATGGGATTGAGAAGGGCGGACAAGATGTGATAGAGGAGTTGGCTGACATGATGGAAGAAATGAGCGGAGTAGTGAAGGACTACACTGATGATAATTTTGTGATTCAACAAAAATATATCGAGAGCGTTAAAAATCATAAAGAGAATATTAAGGAATTAAAAGAAGAATATAAAAAAAATAGTGATTCAATAAAATTAGAAATCGATGGAATAAAATCAAAAATAGAAGACCTTAATTCCGTATCGGTTGACATAGAAACATCTTTCGGGGGTGGAGTAGCTGAATCAATTTTGAAGCAAAAAAAAGTAATTGAAGATTTAAAAAAACAATCGGAAGGAAAAGAAGGCGATGAATTGACGGCGATTCAAGACCGGCTTAAAAAAGAGCAAGAAGCTTTCGATCAATACGCGAATTATCGCGAGCAATATGCAACTCAAATAGCAGAGCTTGAAGCTTTTCAATCGAAAACAGATTTTGAACAAAATATTTTAAATTTAGAAAAAGAAAAAGAAGAAAAATTAAAACAACTGGAAGAAACAAGGGCTCAATTAGAGGACGAATTAAAATTAAAAACAGATCAATATGCAGAGGAGCAAGCGCGATTTGCTCTTCATATTGAAGCGCTAGAAACCCAGCGACAAAAAGATTTTGAGAATTATAATAATTATCTTCAACTTCGCGAAGCGGCGCTTGAGCGTAGTGTTGCTCGAATGAGAGAGACAGAAGGGTTGTCTTCATTCGCTCAATCTAGCGGAATCGGCGATATTGTAAGTGGTGACAGTACCGGGAATACCTCTACTCAGCAGACCATCAATGTGCCAATCAATTTAGGCGGAGTGAATATTAATAATCAATCAGATCTTAATACCTTCAAGTCTTCCATCACCGACGCAGTATCCGAAGCCTTACGATTATCTAACCTTGGAGTACCACAATGAGCCTATTTAATAACATATTATTCAATGGCGGGATGTTTAACGGCGAACCAATCTTCGGAGTATCTTCGAGCGATGATATAGTTTTTAATAATTATGGATTACAAAATTCAAATATCGTTACATCTTTTTTTAAAGATGATTCACCGCCGGATAAAATCTATGATACGCAGAATTTTCCGCGCGGTAGCGGTCGAATATTCGTAGATTCTCATCAAGAGATCAAAACAATTCAAACCGGCGGCAGTATAAAAGCGGCCGATTCCGCTGCGTTTGTTGAACTTTTAAAAGTTTTTAAAAAATATTTAAGGGTCGATAATGGAATTTTGAAAAAAACAGAAGGCGGAGTATTACGGCAGTACATAGCCAATCTTACGAAGTTAGATATACCTCGGGAAGCTTGGAATATTAATTACGCCAAATGGTCGGCGGAGTTTGATGTTTTTTCTCCTTTTGGATTTTCTGAAAATCGGGTAGTAACAACTCAAAATATAACTGGTGCTACATTCTCTAATGAGTTGTATCATGACGGCAATGTCGATGACGGGCGATTAATTGCTTCATTTGTTGTAGATTCTGAAACAAACATGACGGCGTTATCGTTGACCAATTCGACAAGAAGCGAAACAATCACAATCACTACGACATTCAATGCCGGAGACATTCTGACAATCAACGGGGAAGACCAAACGGTTAAGAAGAACGGAACGAGCCTTGATTTCACGGGGGTGATTCCCTCGCTGGATTCCGGGGCTAATACGATCACCGGGACAATTACCAGTACCGCACATTCAGTACTTGCGACTTTTCAATTTTATAATTATTTTTCTTAAAAAAATGCCATACGCAAACAGATTCCCGACAGGCAGCAAAGAATATGAACCAGCGGATAACGCGCGCGCAAGCCTGTTATCGTCAATTACGGCAGTCTCTTTAAGCATTCAGCTCCAAAACTTGGCTTCATCTGATACTTACACCAACTTTCCGACAGGCGCGAGCGGGACGGAAGCGCCATTTATTATTACCGTGGAATCCGAACAGATTCTTATCTATGCTCGAAGTACCGATACGCTTACCGTATACGATGAAGATACGCACGCCCTTGGGTATCTTACCGCTGGACAGAACGGGCGAGGATACGCTGGGACAAGTGCGGCTGCTCATACGATCCCAAGCGGGGGGAGTATTGTTGCATATCAGTATATTGTAGAAGAACATATCGAGCAGATTCAAGACGCGGTTTCCTTGAATAAAGCGGCGATTGATTCAGCCAATACAGCGATCGGACTTAAGGCGGCAGATAACGCCGTGGTTCATTTGACCGGCAATGAAGAAGTCGGGGGAGTTAAGACATTTACATCATTCCCCGTGTTGCCGTCATCTGCTCCAACTACCGATTATCAAGCCGCCACTAAGAAATACGCGGATGATTTAATCGCAGGATTACAAGGTGAGAGATTTGGAGGATCAGGAGCAGACGGCGCGCAAGGGGACGCTGATTTAACAATCTCAGGGTCTAACAATACATATATTGTTAAAAACTTCACAACTTGGGAGGCTGGGAGCGTAGCGAGAACATGCACAGTGACGCCTACTGGATGTGTAGTCCACCTTAAAATAGCGGGAGACGCGGATTTCACTAATTGGCTATTCGATTTTGCGGGAAAAGGGTTTCCGGGCGGAGCAGCGGGGGCCATTAATGGAAATGGAGGAGCTGGAACGGATGAAGATATAGTAGTCCAAGGATCCACCGCTGGGGCTGGAGGACTTAAAGGGGCGACTAGTTCCGGGGGTGGGGGTGGAGGTGGAGGCGGCTCCTACAAAAACAGTGGAGCTAATGGGGCCAATGGCGCTCCTGTAGGGGACGGTGGAGATGGTGGGGACGGTGGAGCCAAATCAGGAATAACCTTGTTGTCTGGGGTAATGTGCCAGCGATCCATAATGGTCTCACCTGGGGCTGGCGGAGGGGGAGGCGGGGGAGTTGCTGATCCTGGTGGAGTAGTAGGAGGCGCAGGGGGAGCCGGAGGCGGATGTTTAATTATAGAAGTGAAGGGAAACGTAGTGTTTTCATCTACAACAATCAACGCAAATGGCATAAACGGTAGTGCTGGTGGATATGCTGGAGGATATTATGCTGGAGGTGGGGGAGGTGGAGGTGGAGGCGGGGGTATGATATTAATCATATATAATGGAACAGCAACCTCTGCCCCCACAACCAATATCACTGCTGGTAGTGGAGGGGCGGGTCCTGAATATGGCGGAGCAGGGGGAGCAGGGGGAGCAGGGGAATATGCCCTTCTACAAAATACA